ATAATATGGTTTTAAATCATCTGTAGTTTCTTTATCTTCTATCATTAATATCGTATTATATACTACTTTTAATAAGCGTTTATCATATGTTTCTTTGATATTTTGAAAAACAGTATCAATATTAATAGAGTCTTCTGCCGCATCTTTAAATAAATCAGGAGATTCTAAAGATAATACATTTTTATAAAGAGCCAAAGTATGAGTAATAGCGGTTTGTTCCGCTGCGGAATAAGTAATAATTAATTTTTCAATACCATTTATAGCACTTTTTAAAATATGATTATAAATTTTATTATCTTCGCTTTTATACCATTTATAATAGCGACGAATAGCATGAAATAAATAATATAAATCATCCTTACCATCACTATTATACCACCTCCAAACCCCTTGAAAATAAGATGGTGGATGTAAGCGTAATATATTATCACTAACACTAACCTTTGTACCTATAGGTGATTGTGATAATAAAGCTAATTGAACCATAACTTGTAAAGGTTCTAATATCATATCACTTCGTTCTTTTCGACTTGTAAGTTCCATATTATTATTACCTCTGTTTATGTGTTTATACTTTTTCATTAATTTATAAATTTTTTGTGTTTTTTTAATACCACCTATAACATTCCACCCCATATAAGCATAATTCATATATAATATTATACAATATTAAAAGTTATATAAAAGAACACCCTTTGATTATGTAGTATGGATTTACAAGAAGAAGAATTAAAAGAGTTTTTATTTCCAAAAGATGATCAAAGATTGAGTAAATTTAATGGATTTAATACAGAACAACAATTAAACAGTATTTTTATTGGTAGTGTAATAAGTGAAATAGGAGAAGACAAATATATTAGATTAAAATCTGGAGAGAATCAAACAGAAAAGGATAATTTAAAACAAATGTATCAACATGAAAATAATGAATTACGTGAAAGATTGAAAAGAATAGAAAATAACAAGAGAGAAAGGGAAAGAGAATATATAAGAGAAAAAACAGAGATTAGAGAAACTATTAGAACAGATTTAAATAACCAACACGCTCAAAAATATATCGATATGGAACAAGATATATTAAAATATAAAAATAGATGTGATGACTATACTGAAAAAAGGATTGATCATCAGACAGAAAATAATAATAAAATTCTTTTACAAAAAGATGAGATGGAGAGAAAGTTAGACGATCAGAGAAAAGATTATGAAGAGAAATTAGAAAAATTACGTGAAAAAATCGAGAATATGGTTGTATTAACATCAAATTCAACAAAGAAAGGGCAAGAGGGTGAAGATTGGACCTTTAATCAATTATTAAGGTTTTTTCCAAGAGCACAAATAGAAGATTGTCATTCTGTCAAACACAGAGGTGATTTTATAATTAAAGATAAATATATTGGAATGGTAGATTCGAAAAAATTCAAAGGTAATGTTGGGAAAAGAGATGTTGATAAATTCAAAAGCGATATGGAAACAAATAGTGATTTTCAATATGGTATATTATGTGCTCTTGATTATGGTATTGCTGCAAAGCAAGATTTATCATTAGATTTTGTAAGTGGTAAGCCTATTGTATATATTCATAAAGCTTGTGAAAATCCACAAAAAATATTAATGGCAAGTAATGTATGCAAATTAATATTGAAAAATATCGATTGTTTTGATATAACAAAAGAAGAAAACCAACTAGTCATAAAGGAAAAAACAAAATCAATCTTAAAAATCAAAAAAAAGATGATGAAACAAATTTCTGATTTTAGTGAAGGTATGTTAGAATTAATGGAGGAACAATGGACCGAACTAGAAGCTGTATTGAAACAAATTAATGTCAAGCTTTAATATATATGTGGTATTTTTGTAAATATAAAGATAGTTTAGGCAAACCAAAAAAAGGCCTACATTCATATAGAGTATTTGATATAGCGGTTATAGATGTTTTATTTACATTAATACTAGCTAAATTTATACAATATCATTTATTAGAAGAATGGGACTTTTTATTAATATTAGTTTGTTGTTTTTCAAGTGGAATTATATTACATAGAGTATTTTGTGTAAAAACTACAATAGATAAATTACTTTTTTCTTGATTTTCTAGTTTTTTTCTTTTTTAAAATAAAAAAATATAGTTTTTGGAGTTTTACTATTGTCATTTTATCGATTATTTTGGTAATGGTCTTGGAATTATATTTTTTTTTTGTTTTTTGTTTAAAAAGTCTTCTAGATGATGGGGAGTCTTTTAATTGTAATAATATTCTACGTTTAAATTCTTTGGTTGCTGTTTTTAATCTTTTTTTGTTATAGTCTGTTGCTAACCCTCCATTATCAATATGATTTCTAATTATAAAATTTTCAACATCTATCACTTTTCTTTTTCCAAATTGGTCATTTCTCCATAAACTTTTTTCTGTTATAGGTATATTATCAAACCCAGCTTCTATTACCGAGTCGTCGCCTATTATTGCCTTTATATTTTTCTGTAGGTTTCTTGTTTTTACCTTTTTTCTTGTTTTTACCTTTTTTCTTGTTTTCTTATTTGTCATTTATATTATAAAATATTTTTTTATAATATAATATAAAAATGTTTGATTACAATATGCGTTTAGTTTTAATAGGAGAATGTTCGGTTGGCAAAACTGCTTTCGCCTCTAAATTAACTTATGGTTATTATCATGATAAACATAATACAACAATAGGTGTAGATTACAGCGCAAAAACAATACCTATAAATAATGAAGCTATGGTTAAATGTCAATTATGGGATACAGCCGGTCAAGAAAAATTCGCACCTTTGATAAAAACATACTACAAGAATGTAGCAGGAGTTATATTGATATATGATGTAACACAAAGAAATACATATAATAGATTACATTATTGGATAAATGAAATACGAAAATATTCCCCTGTCGATTATCCAATATCAAAAATATTAATAGGTAATAAAATAGATTTGAATAGGGTTGTTAGTAAAGAAGAAGCTTCTACATTAGCAAAAAAAAATGGATTTATGTATAGAGAAATGAGTATAAAAAATGATTTTAATGTTGAAGAATCTTTGGTTGCTATAGCTCAAGATATTTATGAAAATAAGGAACAAAACAAAGGTATAACAAATAGCAATATAAAATATTCAACTTTGAAACTGGAAGGAACAAAAAATAGAGATAATTGTTGTTGTATTTTCTAATATTGATATAGTTGTTTTACTATAATAGAAAAAGACCAATCACGATCACTTAGATCAACTTCAAATCCTTTATCATTTAATAATTTAATACCAAATTTTACTAATTTAACAGGACCGAAATATTTTCTTTGTTGTAGCAATTTATCCGGATTTTTATAAATTATACTAGAATCATTATCTAACGGATTTCTAGTGACTGGAAACAAAGAGAGTACATCAGGAGAATTAGGAGAATTAAATATATCTTGGACCTTCCTGTGGTTGCCGTTTTCTATTTCGGAAACTGTATATTTTTGAGCTTTTGTTAAATTACTGCTTAAATCCTTATTTAACTCGTTAGTTGAACACTCTCTATCATCATTTCCCTCATCAGCAACATCTACACATTCATATCCAGGAATACCCTCACCAGCTGAATCATATTTTTGATACTTTCCTTTTCCATATTTTTTACTCATAGTTTGGGATTTATAATAACTTGGTTGTTTTATTCGAGTATCTACAGTATCTATTATTGATATTAAATCCTTATTTGGTTTATTATTATTAAAATCATCAAGAACTAATATAAAAGTTCTTGGACCTTTTATATCTACTGTTGATTTGGGAATAGTATATCCATCAAACATTTTATCTCCATTACCAATTGGTGTAATCCCTTCAGCAACAAGGAAGCCATCTGGAGGAGTTCTAGAACGACCAGGTATTGTATTACTATATTCTGTTGTTGTTTGTCTTGTCGGTGTGGGCCAAGTCCAAGTTGTTTTGTAAATAGGTCGCGAAGACGAATTTATATTTGAGTCCCATCTACAACCACTAGTATCATACCTGTAACTATATACAGTTGAATATTGTCCTCTAAACCCCATTAACCATCCTAAATTATAATTTACTTTCCCCCCTGGTCGTGGTGCTTCGGATTCTTGTTTGGCAGAACATGGGTTGCTTGTTGTTGTTGTCGTATCATACCATTTAAAATCTATAATAGTGGTAGGACTAAAATGATTACAAATTTTAATTTTATTATTATGTGATGTATATTTAAATTCTAGTAAAGGAAAAGGTAGATATAGATTAGAAACATCCAAAGCAGGAGGATGATTACCAGAAATATCATAATCTCCTCTAAATTTATAAATATCATTTGCATCTTTTAAATTCCAAATTTGTTCATTAATTTCAGCAACTAATTGTTGTTGTGAATAATTACCTTCTTCTAATGTTATTGTGTATATAGTATCCTGACCCAGAATTTTAAATTTAAATGAATCTGTTCCATAAGCTGGACTAAAGGTATACCATACATTAGGAATTTCAATATGGTCTAATGTAATAGAAATTACATTTGTTAATGGTTGTGAAAGATTTACAATATAATTTGTTGACGTATATAATCTTTTTTGGTTATACATTTTAGACAAAAAAGGTGAAGTTTCATTATTAGATGGATCACATGATGTTGAAACATTCGGTAAAAATTGTCTATGACTACTATCAAAATTAACTATTCGTGATATTTCTTGAATTTCAAATGGATTTTTTTTACCTTGAACAACACCTTTGGGAGCATACGTTTGGTCTAAAGGTTTTCTCACTTGCCCAATAATATTTTTTTCTTTATTTATAATTTGATTTATTTTAGCTTTTTCTTGCTCTTCATTTTGACTTTGAAATATGTCTGTTAAAACTTTACCCGCTTCACTTGTCTCTTTTTCATATACTTCAGTCCATGTCTCAGCATTAACATTTTCTGAATGTTCTAACAAGCGTTTTTCAGCATTATCAAAAAAAATTAAATGTTTTTCTTGATTTTTAAATTTTCTTTTTAACTCTAAAATTCGTCTATTTATTATACCTTTGTTAATAGGAATATATTCGAAATTCAAAATAGCAGCTAATTCTTCAATATCATAATTATAAACATTAAAATCTGTTTTTTTCTCCTCTTCTTGTTGTTTTTTGATTTGAGATTCCCTCCTTTTTATATAATTTTCAAAATGTCTTGTATTATTTGTTTGTTGTAGTCCATCTTTCAAAGCTTTATCATATTTACTGTTTAACTGTTGATATGTATTTGATTGTATTTTTTCATTTTTCCAATCTCCGTACTTGTTTTTACTCATTAATATATATACTTTATAATTTATTAAATAATAAAATTAATAATTTATAAAGTGTCTTTTTTTTAGTGCTTTTTTTCAAGTTCGTTTGTTCTGAAAATTGAATAACATATACTATAATAATAATGAATTATAAAATAACTAAATCAAAAATGTCTGAATCAAAAACGTCTGAATCAACTGAATCAAAAACGAATAGTGAATGTCAAATTTGTTGTGAAACATTTAATAATTCTACGAAAGCCAAGGTGTCGTGTGGTCATTGTAATTTAGATGCTTGTAAAAAATGTGTTAGAATGTATCTTCTTACCACCACTTCAGGAGCACATTGTATGGGATGTAAAAATGCTTGGGATAGAGATTTTACTCAAAAATCATTAAATAAATCATTCTTTAATGGTAGTTTTAAAAAAAGACGAAAAGAACTTTTATTTGAAGGTGAGAAAGCAAGATTTCCAGAAACGATGCCAGCTGTTGAAAATTATAAAAATATCCAAGTATGGCAAAAAGAACATGATGAATCTCAAATAGCAATCGACCAATTAAGGGAAAAAATATGGGAGATGGAAAGAGAAAAAAGAAAACTTGGTAATAATATTCGTAGAGCTAAAACAGGTGAAATTATTGATAAAAACAATCAAAGTAAATTTATTAGAAAATGTCCTGCTGATGCGTGTGAAGGATTTCTATCATCTGCCTGGAAATGTGGTGTATGTGATATTTGGGCGTGTTCCAAATGCTTTGAAGAAAAAGGTTACAATAAAGATACCGAACATACTTGTAACGCTAATGACTTGGCGTCTGCGGAGTTAATTAAAAAAGAAACAAAAGGTTGTCCTTCTTGTGGTACTCGTATATTCAAAATTAGTGGTTGTGACCAAATGTGGTGTACTGCTTGTCATATCGCGTTTTCCTGGAGAACTGGTATGCGTGTTAATGGTGTTATTCATAATCCTCACTTTTATCAGTTTCAAAGGGAAGGTGGTGGAGCCGTTGTACAAAATCCTGGAGCACAAATTTGTGGTGGGTTACCTACATATATGCAAATCAGGGACAGAATTAGAGCACTTCGACTTAACGCGGTATTTAGAAAGTGGTCTCCTATGGCTTTTAATAAATTATGTGGCAACGAAAATAATCATTCATATAATCGTTATACAAGATATGATCTTGCTTGGTATGATGGAATGTTCAGAAAAAATATACGAAATATCCATAGAGGAGCACAGCATTTCCAATATGCTATTCTAGATAGATTTAGACAACATTGCCAACATGCCTTAGATAATAAAGAATTAAGGATCAAATTTATATGTGGAGAAATTGACGAAGATAAAATGAAAACTCAATTAATAAAAAAGGATACACAATATAATAAAAGACAAGTATTATTACATGTTTATGAATTGATGGGAGCTGTTTACATCGAATCTCTTATTGGTATCCATAATACGATGTTAGAGTTTATTAATGAAAATAATTTTATTCAATATTCACCTAATCAAAGCCAGGAAGATAATGTTTTACAACTCTCACGTGTTCAGAAATGTTTGAAAAATATTCATACAAATATTATGAAAGTAGAAAGAGTGAGAATTTACTGTAATAATGAATTGTTTAAAATTAGTGGTATTTATAATCAATCTGTTGATATTATTGATGGAGAATATTCTACCCCAAAATTTAATAAAGAGAGATGTAAAAATGAGTTAACTAAAAAAAATTGTGGTGAATTACAACTTGAATATGTATATAATAATGAACGCCAAAAATGGGGTATCAAATGGGAAGATGGATATCATAGAAGACCTATTTATATGTAAATAGGTCACTAAACCACTTATAAATAAAATGTTGAAGATTTAAATTTTTTTTTAAACTTTGACAAATATGACCTTTCTTATTTTTACCACAAATAGAACATTTTTTAGGATTTGATTTATTATATGATATTTCTTTACTTCCTTCTGTTAATATTCTATTCCAAGGTATTATTACACAACCTTGACCTCTTTTAAAATGCTTATAACCATAAAATAAAATATTTTCTAAAAATCGCAAAACTATTTTTGCTTTTTCTTTTGATTTTATAATATCATTTCTTGATATAAAATCGGGGCTTTTGTAAATAAATTTATTTAATCTATCGTCATCGTACATCCTACTTCTATTTGAATATACCACTTCATTTTTTATTTTGCCTATTCCCATAATTTTATTAATATCATTATTCATTTCGATGATATAAATATATTTTTTACTAGGTATCTTTATAGACAACGGTTTATCTAATCCATAAGCACACCCTTGGTGCTGTTTTCTTTGTTTCCACTTAATATTTTCCAAATATGTTTTATTATTAAATCTTACCGATCCAATAAAGAAATCATGTTCCATTTTATATTATAATTCTCTCCAACTTTATATTTATCAATTTTTAACTAACATAGATATTTCATATAATTTTATAGAAATAGATTTTCCTTTGACTTCTTTCATTAATTTTAAATCATTAGGATCTTTTAAATATAATTCTAACATCATATATTGAAAGTCTTTATAATTGTTATAGTAATTACAAGCTAACTCTTGTATTTCATCATGTTTTTCCTGTAATTCTTTGGGGAATTTTCCTATACTGTTATAACATTTCGCATATTCTTTTGTTTTGTTTAAATGCATCAACATAATCACAATAGAAGGTAAAAATGTTTTCACTTCTTTTTTATTTTCTAACATTTCTTTTAGATGTTTTGCATTACAACTCATAAAGGTTCCATATGCTTGTTCGAATTTATCAAATATCCTTTTTTCCTTTTTGTGTTTTTTTAATTTCAATCTTTTAATAGCTGTATTTTCTAATGCTGCCTTTAAAAGAATAACACTATTATGATCTCCATTTTCAAAAGCTTTGTTTGCTAATGATAAATAGAAACTTATATTGTGTCTTACTTTTACAAGAGTGTTGGGTTTATTATCTGTGACAAGTATTAAATAAACAAGATTGGCAATAGCATTATTAAAAAACTCGGGTATTTTTGATTTTTCTCTATCTGTTAAATATGAATATAATCCACAAGTGCTTTTACGAAATGTTTTTGTTGATTTTTCTAATTTGATATCAAAATCTGTAGTAAAAAGATTTGATATCAAGCTCTTTAAACAATGTTTTTGTATACAACCTTCTTCCATACCTATATTAAATAAATCTTGACCTTCTAATGAAAGAGTTCTTGTTTTCATATAATTATTATATTTAAATTACTTTTATACCTATTCTTTGATACTCTCTATAACCAACTGATATATAATCAGTTTTATAGTTTTTTGACAAACATTTTTGAATAATGCCTTCTCTGTCAGCATAAACAATTTTTTTGATTCCTATCTCTTGTATCTTAGACAAGCAATTCGAACAAGGTGCTGAATAACCTGATATATTTTCAGTTGATGATTTATATCTTGCTATGTAAAGAGTTAGTTTATTCATTTTTCGACGTAATTTAGCGTCATAAAACATACCGCCCTTTTTTCCGTCTCCGGAAAGCGTTGGGGAACAAACTATGAATTGCCGCTATTTCTCCGTGACCCGAACAACGCACTTCATCTCCATATTTATTACGATGGCTATTAATATTCATCGATAGAACTTTACTGCCACTACAAATAGCCGCAGCTACTTTGGTATTTTGAGGAGAAAGACTGGCTTCCACCAACAACTTGTTGATTATACGATTTTGAGTGTTTGACATACTTGATATTATACATTATTATATTATGTTTAATATCATTCAATTTTCTAATATAAACAAGAACTCTTTATATTTCTTATAGTCTTGGCATCACAAAATTGACATATATCTTTATTTAATAACCTAATAGGAGCACAAAATCTATAACTTACTCGATCATTATAATATTCTGATGATGTTTTGTTATAAATATATTTATGATGAGCGTTACAAGTCATTAAATACGAGCATATTTCTTGTTCTATTTCTTTTGGAAGGTTATCCATATATATATATATATTAGTTGTTTTTCTATTTTATTTTTCTTAAAAAACTTTGTGTAGGTCGTAAATAGTTAGGTTTTTTTTTCTTACGCCTTTTTCTCTTTTTAATCTTTTGATTTTTAATAAATTGTTTATAATATTTTTGTATTGTTTTAATATGTTTAATTGTAGTTTTTGGTAAATTATCTCCATAAGTTCTAACGCTAAAATTAGTATATATATTGATATATTCATCCCAATTTGTAGCTCCCATACTGCTATTACAGTCTTTACATATAGGTAGTAAATTACCTATTGTAATTTCTCCTCCATTAGCTTCGGCAGTTATATGACCAGCGTGAAAGGTATTACAATATGTAAATGGAGTAATAGAATTTTTCCAACAACAAAAACATTTTGCTTCAATAAAATTTCCAATATAAGTTTTCCATACATCAAAACGTACTTGAGGAGAAATTTTTTTCTTTCTCTTTTTTGGTGTAACTGTTTTATCGTTTCTTTGATTTTTACATTGATGATTTGTAAATCCAGTAAGGGTTTTATATTGTTTATTGCATTTATCACAAGACCATGAAGTATCCATATATATATATAAATATTAAGCCTGGTTTAAGTGCCTTTTTTTTAGTGCCTTTTAAAAGGTTAAATATTTTTTTTTATGAAAGTTTGTTATATAATTTCTCTCCAACTTATCTAATTTGAAGTAGTCAAAAAGTGTTTTATCTGTTATTTCTTCAGGAAAGTCTTCAATCTTTGTAATATCTGGTAACATATCAAAGATATGTCTTTCTAGATATTTCATTCGGTATCTTGTTGATTCAAACATAGTTATAATAAAATTTGTGGAGAGAAATTGTTTTAATTTTATAAATTCACTTTCGTTTTTATTTAAAATTACATAATTATCACGATTAGAAATACCAAAACATCCACTAATATCAAGAAAGGGGAATCCATACATTTTATGCGCTAATACTAATTTGGGTTTTTCATAGTATTGACATCTTATATTAGAAAAATTTATAACAAGTTGTGGTTGCAACCCATTAAGTTTGCAAGTCTTTATATTGGAGTAGGGAGTTTCTTTACAAAGTTTGGGACCAACAACTAACCCCTTGTATCCTGGTCTCATATTCGTTTTTTTGACCTTTATACACCCTACTTTTTCTACAAAAGGTAAAAGTTTTTTAATAATAGATATACCAAATAATGGTAATGAAAAAGATGTATCCATTATGAATCTCCTAATCGGTTTAAAATTTATATATTTACTATGTATTTTATCATATATTTTGATATTTTGAATCAGATGATTTTCCGGTGGTCGGCCAATTACAGGTTCTCCATCATGATATTCTGGTCTAATACCACCATGTTGTAATCTTTGAAGTAAAAAATAACAAGTAGGTGTTTGACCATTACCGTGAAACATTTTATTTGATTCTGTATTATTGAATGTTTTTATATATTTGATATTGTATCTTAATATTTCCTCAAACATATAATGGTCATATTTCATCCAAATGGATGGTGTAATAAATAGTAAATATCCTCTACCTTTTAAATGAAGCTGTACAGCTTTTTTCACAAACCATCCCCAACACCCTTTACCTTCTACTTCTACCCAATTATCATCTTGTATAATATTCATTTTACTTGTATTATATGGTGGATTACCTATAATCATATCATATTTGCGAAACCATTTTTGTGGATTTTCTGGACATTTCAAAAAATCTACATTAAAAACATTAGATTTCTCTCCAAATAATTGTTTAAGAAGTGGAATAAATGTAGAATTTATCTCCGTCATATAAATCATATTAGTTATTATATGATTATGTCTTTTCTTATCATCTGGATAAAACTCTTTTAACCCTTGAAATAATTTTTTATATAGAACAATACAAAAATATCCTCTACCAGCACAAGGATCTAACCATTTTAATGTAGGATCCTTGAAATATTTATTAGGAATCAAATCTAACATATTATTAATAATTTTAAAATCAGTATGAACTTCTCCATTTTTTTCTTTGTTTCCCTCAGTTATTGTAAAATCTTGTGAATAGGTATCTATATTAATATCATAAACAGACATTAGTATAGATATATCTTTTCTTTTATTTATTTTGTAATAAATTTAAAATGTTATTTAACTTATTGTCAATATTAGACAAAGAATTGTTAATGAAATTTCTCTCCATTTTACTAATAGCATCATTCAAAAAGGTATTAATTTCTTTTTTTTTAAAGGGATCTAAAGGTGTAAGCTTGAATATCTTATTTCTAACAATAATAGCACTTGATTGAATATCTTTAAAAGTATAATCTTTTTCAAGATTTAAGATATCTTCTAATTCTTGTATATTATAATGAGTAATATTAAGATCAATATTTAAATCAGTCATATATTATAAGTCTTCATTTTTTAGTAATGTATTTAATTTTTCGATAGTCCAAAATTGTATAGCAACTGCTGGACCTGTTTTCAACCAAGTAGAAGCCAATCCTCTATAAAACCCAGTAATACCTTCTAATTTAAATATTTTTCTACATGAATCAAGAATACCGTTATATTTTGGAACGGTTTTATCAAATCCTTGAAGTTGTAATCTTCTTCTAACCAAATCAGTAGGATATGTAATAGAAATTGAAAACAATCCAGCAAGACCCCCACCTACTAACTTGGAGTCAAAATATGTATCTTTAATAATAGAATTAAAATAATAATAAGAGGAATATTGTATGCCACTAAACCCACCAAAACCCATAAGACTCATCTTTGAACCTTGATACAATTGTTTTAATGGAATTTTCCTTAACGCATCTAAAACACCTTTGTATTTATTTTTGTTAGTTTGTAAAGATAAATATGTTCTAGTAGTTTCTAAAGGATATGTAGCTAACATACTTATACATCCTGCAGTACTTCCCGCAGCAAAATTAACTATATTTTTGTTATCAAAAGTCTTTTTGAAATATGGTTTTGTTTGACGAAATATACTATAATTAATAGCAATTTGTGGAAAAACTCTAATACAATTAGTT